GTGCAAAATTTGGTATAAAACTTAATTTTTTTATACTTGCACCACTATATCCTCTAGTAGACGCTCTATCTAAGTCTAAGACAGTATCACTTTCTATAAAACCTATAAAAGCATAAAACGCAGAAGTTCCAGAACTAATTACTATTAAGTCTCCCTCGGTATATTCAGTTGTAAAAGCTGTTCCACTACCTATCACATTTCCTGTATTTTCTGTTAGCGCTATAGTTCCTGTTTTTGTTGTTAGTCCATTATTTGATGCCCCTACTTCTTTCCAATACTCAAAATTTAATTTATTACCGTCAGCATCAGTAGCAGTTGAGTCTTCATGTTCTATAACTGCTTTAAAAGTATCTGAGTTACCATGGTCATATAATAAGTAAGCTTCTGCACTTGCTCCCATTCCAGCAAAACTTTGTTGATATGTATCTGTACTACTAGAAGAATTAGAGTATATAGTTCCATTACTATGTGTAAAAGAATAGGTGTTAGATTCTATAGCAAACAAGCCTGAAGAAGTATTAATACCAATAGATTTATCTAATATTCCTCCTTTGTCTACCCCTAAAATTTTATCTTGTCCTGTAGGTACTACATATTTATCTGCAAAGTAAGTTACTCTGATTGTTGAAGGTGCTGATAAATTTTGAATATTATTTAAAGCTTTTACATGGACATAGTAAGTTCCTTCAACTATTCCTTTTAAGAATGTAGATGTATTTTCTGCTGAAATAAATTTGAAATATCCATTTCCTCGTGTTTCCCAGTCCCCTATATCATTTGGAGTTGGCCCCACTACTTTAACATTATAACCTATAATATTTGAATCTGGTATGTCATGTTTAAATGAAAGTTCATCTCCGCTTGTTAAAGATACAGCACTACTTAAAGTTAAAGAAGTCCCATCTATAGAAGCTACTGTTACTACTCCTGTTATTCCTTCTTCGCGAACTCTCATACCTACTTCTATTTTATCATTAGATGCCGATAAAGTTACAGAAGTACTATTACTAACATTTCCTGTTATAGTGGAAGATGTTTTTTGTCTAAATTGAACAGGTGCCTGCCAACTAATTAATAAGTCTTTTCTATTATTTGTTGCGGATTCAGTAGAAGATTCGACATTTGAAGTTGAAATAGAAGCAATTAAAGATTCCACTGTAGGAACTACTTCAGTTCTTAATGGTGGTTTTTGATTCTCATTTACTATTTCTGTAGTGTATCCTCTATCTACTAACTGGAATTTATTATTATTATATTCTACTGCAGATAAAGTTATTATATTCTTTTCTTTCTCTTCAGTCATTATGATAATATACTCTTTTGGAGCAATGTCTTCTTCTTCTTTACCTGTGGCAATGATAGTAGAAGTTAAAGACCAAATAACTTCTGAATCTGGAGTTTCTGAAAAAGCCGAGGAAACAGTAATTGAATTACTATTGAAACTTGCAACAGCTTTACTCTCTACTCTTACTGATTCTGACCAATTAAGTTGTACTAAATTATCTGAATCATCTTTTACATTAGCAGCTTTTTCAAAGCTATCTATAGAAGCTCCATCTTCATCTAGTAGTACTAAATCTCCTAATACATAATCTGTTGAATTTATTGTTGCATTTTTCTGTGCTAAGTATGCTCCGCCTTTTGGATATATTAAATTAAGCACATAAGCTTTTGTTGAAGTATTTAAACTAACTTCTCTATCTAATGGTATAGTTGTTGTATTTCTTGTCCCAGTATTAGATACTCTTCCTGAATGTTCTGTATTACTTAAATCCGCGTCTTGTATTTCTATCACATCTCCAGGCTTTAGAGCTATAGCATTTAGACCTGTGCTAAAACTTACTATTTCTTTTTCTAGTTTTTCTGTAAGTAAAAACCATTTTCCATATCTATGTGCTTGTCCTTGGCTTGTAGATCCTGTTGCAACCACATCTTTTGATATTATTTTTCCTGTTTCTAATATGTTTTGAGTATCTTCGACTATTTCTATAGCTTGTTGATAGTTATCATCTGGGTTGTTCCACGTTACTCTAATCTGATTAGAACGAAATCTAGTAGAAGTGGATTGATATGCAAACTCTCCTCCTACTATATTTCCTTTTGTAAAGGTATAGACAGGACTCTTATAAGCATTTATAGAAGGTGCAAACTTACCATCAAACCAAATCAATAAACCTCTAAATACACTCAGTAAATCTTGTACGACTTTTTGAGCTTCTTGAATTTTAGATAAATATAGATTTGCTGTAAAGCGAGGTTCTAAGCCTCCCTTTCCATCAGGTACTAGTTCGTCACAATATTTTGCTATTTGAAATAATTGAAATTTATCTATATAAGAAAAGTCATCTAAAGGGTCTACGAATTTCCCTAGACCATATCTATCATTAGTTAGTATATCAAGTAGTATCCAAACTGGATTATCTGTCCATACTGTAGCATAATTAGAATGATTTGGATTTGTAAAAGTTTTAATATCTCCTCTAAAATTACCATCCCAATCTTGGTACTCAGTTTCATTAGTTACATTAGTATTGCTTGTAACTTTACGAGTGTAAGAAGGTTCGCTTCCTTCTGATAACTCATGTCTAGAAAAATAGTTAGTAGGAACTTTTACTTGTAGTCCTCTTATTTCATAACTTCTTCTGGGTGGCGTAGTAAAATCTTTTGCTCCAAAAACGACAGCGCCATAAGCAGTATAAGGGTATGAAGTTTTTTCAGTAATAATATTTTGTATAGATTGTACTTGAGTAGCATTATACCAATATCTTCTTTCATTAAATCCATTAGTAGGAGTTATTTTTGCTATCTTAATTCTATATTTAGTGAAAGGTTGAAACTTAACTACACTCCAACTAAATGTTTGCACAAAAGCAGTTTTGGTTTTCTTTCTAATAGTCCCTGTTCCTGCGAAAGTACCTGCTAATCCTCCAAAAGAGTCTGCACTTCGTCCTGGTAAAGGACTTCTTGCGGCTAATGTGGCATCTGAAGGGCCATAAGCTACATAAGTCTGAGTGTCATCAAAATTACCTGTAATTGAATACTCAAAAAGAATTTGTATTTCGGCAAATCCAGTTTCCTCATGCCCATCTTTAGGTTTTTGTCCTATTAGTCCATTTGGAAATTTAATAGTTACTTTTATAGCGTCGACTTCTCCAGGAGAAGGTACTCCCATACCGTCACTGGTATATACTAAACGACTTGCAGTTGGTTCTGTTATCTTTGTCCATCCTCCTGCTGCAACATAGCCGTTAGTAAATATTGCGCTTCCATTAAATGTTACTCCATTAAAGTCTGTAGTATTTAATACCGTTCCTACATTACTAGTAAGTGAGTTGCTTCCGACATTGCCAGGTAAAGCTAAGTAGGACTGGTCTCTAGTTCCAGGTCTAAATGCGAATCCTGCATCTTCAAAATTCCATCTATCTGCCTGTGTAGCAACATTAATACTTGGAGTAGTTAAATTAGCTTTGGTATTAGATGTATTAATTCCTAAAGTGCCTGAACCTTCTAATGTAGCTGTATTTCCTGAAATTGATGCGATAGTGCCTATTAAATCTATAGTTGCATTTGCTCCTGATACTGAAGAAAAGGGTGCAGGTTCTACTTCTACTGAAGTAGCACTTGTAAATTTTAATATTCTTCCTTTATAATCAGAACCGCTTGGACCCGCTCCTGGTATAGTAATAGTTCGTGTTTCATCTCCTAAACTTACTTGGTCAGAAGCAAAAAAACTAGAACTTGCTGTAACTGTATTTACTCCAGCTGTAGTCGATATTAGTCCTGAAGCAGATTTTAGTCCCCCTTCTATTTGTATTTTGTAAGTTCCACTGCTTGTTGCTTTATTTGCAAAAAGAGTACTATTATTATCTGTGATTACTCTAGTACTAGCTACGTAGCTAGTATCTGATGAAACTGCGGCTGAATATGATTGTTTTGTTATAGGGTCTAATAAAGGTACGCCATTAAGTTGTACAGAAGAGGCTCCATCAACTAAACCTTTAATAGGACCTTCTGATAATACATCTACTACTACGGCGCTTTGTTTTTCTGAGCTAGTCTTTCGTCCAAAACTATTATAAGTACTGGATTTAGAGCGATCTCCTATTATAATTGGGTTGTCTTCTGCGGGTATATTTGTTTTTGCCATTATAATTCATTTCCCCCATCAAAATTCCAATCTATACTTTCTGATACTTGTGCATCTACTGAAGCTGGTGTTGTTGACTCTGCTATTATTGCTGTTCCTGAATTTGGTGGAGTACCTGTAGAAGCTGAATAAACACCTCCTGTAGAATTTGAAAATCTAAATCCTGAGGAAGAACTTACTTCACTATCAGAAAATCCAAAGCTTATAGGAGTTCCGCCTACCAATATTTGTCCATAAGCAAGAGGTACAGGAATTCCTTCCTTGACATTATTTACTGGGCCATCAAAAAGAAAAGCATCTCCTTTTTCCATACCCTTTTTTGGTGCCATATACTCCGCTACTCCTGAATTTAGTAAAACTGAGCCTACCATTGAAATAGCCATTCCTGCAGCTAAAGCTCCATAAGAATTTACAGTTACTGCTCCTGTTGTAGCACTGACTGACATTGCTCCTGCCATCATACCTGCCCCTACTACTAAAAGTGCAAAACCTACTATAACTTTTAATAACTTATTTCCAGAACCTGCAGGAACTGGAGAAATAATTAAGTCGTCTTCGCCTAAATCCATTTGTAGATTATCGTAATCAAGAAGCTCTTTACCTCTTTGAACTGTAAACTTTATTCCTTTTTCAGTACAGTCTAGTAAGTACTGTTTAAGTTTTCCTTCTCTTTGGCAATCAATACCGTGCATACATTCTGCTACAGTTGCTGCATTAAGATTCCAAACGTCTCCGAAGAGTTCGCCCATTTTTCCTTGTAAGTATATTGTTCTTGTCATTTTGGCTCTATTATTATATATTCCTTTTGTGGATACCCAACTATTAAGTAAGGTATGTTCACCGCGTTACAATTATTCACATCATAGATGCTTGGTTTTAAAAATTTTTGATTGTAGTGACTATGCACTACATATAATATTTTCGAAGTGAGTTGATATTGAACGAAAACTTTTGGGTCAATTTCAAAGTCATTTTTATCTTCGGAAATATTTTGACACAAAATCCATTTTTCTGTGTCATTTTGTCGGATTACAAGTCCACACATTTCCCCAGGAGCAGACTCTTTAGCTGCTTGATACATATCATCTAAAAATCTCATTAAGAGAATCTTTTTGCGCCTGGAAAACCTCCGAAAGGTAATACTACCTCTGTGTTAGGATTAGCTTTACCAGTAGTACTAGCAGTTACTTTAACTATTGGGTCGAATCCAAATCTCATCTTACATGCTGTAAGTGTTTTTGAACAAACATCTCCAGGTTCCCAGTACTCTCCAAACCCTGGAGTTTGTCCTACAGACGTCTTTTTAGCTTTCCATAGTTTAGTAAGCCCATCGGCAGTATATCTTACAAAGTCATTATATCTATCATCTGTGTAAGCATAATAAGTAGTAGAAGCGCTGTAAGTATCCCATATTCTAACTCTTTTTACTTTTGCATTAGTATCGCTTAAAGTACCTGGAGAATTACTAGCAACTAATGCTTGCCAGTAGTTTGATACGGTATTTCCGTCTACGGAGGTATCGATAGTTCCATCTTTACTTAAACGCCTAACTGTTCCGCCTAGTGTAGTGTTTGTAGTGTAATAACTATTTTGTGTTATACTACTTACAGTAGAGCTAAAAGTTACAGCTCCTGTTTCTCCTGTCCCAGGAACCACATATTCATCATCTAGATTTACTAGAGAAATATATTCTACAGTTCCATCTAAAGTGGAGGTATAAGAGGCTTTGTACTTACTTTCTCTATTCCATGTACATGCCCCTACTTTTTCATACTCATTTAATGTATAGTCTGCACCCTGATAAAGCCAAGGACATCCATTTGCTATAACTTGTCTTTTAGGTAGTGTAATTCCTTGCAAATCATAAGGTGTGGCACATTCAAAGGTAACTGCAGTTTTATTATTACCAGATATTCTATCTAATAAAAATATCTGCTTAGGAAACTCTACAGGTGGAGTACTATCTGCACTTTCTCCAACTAAATATTTCTTTAGTGTTGTTCTTCTTGTTATTTTACTTCCCAGTAAAGAATCAAAGTCAGATACACTATTTTTAAATATATTAGAGATATTTGCAAAACTTATACTAGGTCTTGCACTAGTGCCTTTGGGTCAGCTTTAAATCCTTTTGCCTGTAAGGGTAA